ATGAACGGTACGGCCGACGAGAAGACCATGCTGAACTATCACTATCGGACGATCGAGCCGCTTGTGACGGCTGTTATGGAAGCCATGCGGAGGGCCTTCCTGACCAAGACCGCTCGATCCCAGAAGCAATCCATCATGGCCTTCCGAGACCCGTTCAAGCTTGTACCCATCAAGGAGCTAGGCGAGGTGGCGGATGTCTTCATCCGAAACGAGATTGCTTCTCCAAACGACATGAGGACCGCTATTGGCTGGAAGCCTTCAAAGGACCCGAAGGCCAACGAACTCCGGAATCCAAACATGCCGGAAGAAACCCCGGCTCCGTCGGAGCCAACCAATTCGACAAATCAAAGGGAGGGGAACAGTCAAAATGGAAGCTGATTTCAGCGGCTACGCCACTAAGGCTGGTCTCAAGTGCTCCGACGGACGAACCATCACGCCCGAAGCTTTCAAGCACATGGACGGCAAGAGGGTTCCACTCGTCTGGCAGCACGGTCACAGCAGCCCGGAGAACGTTCTGGGCCACGCTGTCCTCGAGGCTCGTGAGGATGGCGTCTACGCCTACGGGTTCTTCAACGAAACCGCGTGGGGCCAGGCCGCCAAGGCTCTCGTCGAGCATGGCGACATCAACTCGCTCTCGATCTACGCCAACGGCCTTGTCGAGAAGGTCATCGGCAAGACCAAGAGCGTTCTTCATGGCATCATCCGTGAGGTTAGTCTCGTCCTTTCGGGCGCCAATCCAGGAGCGCTCATCGACTTCGTCGCCGTGCAGCACTCGGACGGCGAGATCGAGCACCTCGAGGACGAGGCGGTCATCTACACCGGTCTCGAGCTCGAACTGGAGCACGCGGAAGGTTCTTCCCAGAAGACCCTGCGGGAGATCTTCGACTCCATGTCCGACGAGCAGAAGAACGCGTGCTACTATATGATCGGCATCGCCGTCGACAACGCCGGCGGCTCGGCAGCTCAGTCGGGAATCGACCCGAACAACGAAGGTTCCACATCCACCACCGAGGGCGACGCTCTCACCCATCAGGAAGGAAACAACGTCGTGACGAAGAACGTCTTCGACCAGTCCGGCACGTCGCAGGGTGAGAAGCACACCCTCACGCACGACGCCATCAAGGGCATCTTCGAGTCCGCCAAGAAGAGCGGTTCGATGAAGGCCGCCCTCGAGGAGTACACCCTTGCCCACGGGATCGACAACATCGAGCTGCTGTTCCCGGACGCCCAGGCCATCACCGCGAAGCCGGAGTTCGACAAGCGTCGAACCGAGTGGGTCTCCCGGGTTCTGAGCGGCACCCACAAGACGCCGTTCTCCAAGATCAAGACGCTCTCCGCGGACCTGACCCTCGACGAGGCTCGGGCGAAGGGTTACGTCAAGGGGAACATGAAGAAGGAGGAGTTCTTCGCCGTCTCCAAGCGTACCACCGGCCCGACAACGATCTACAAGAAGCAGAAGCTGGACCGAGACGACATCATCGACATCACCGACTTCGATGTCGTGGCGTGGCTCTGGGGCGAGATCCGACTCATGCTCGAGGAAGAGCTCGCTCGCGCCATCCTGATCGGCGACGGTCGCGACGTAATGGACGAGGACAAGATCAAGGACCCAGCCGCGGCCTCTGACGGCAACGGCATCCGGTCGATCCTCCACGACCACGACTACTACGCGATGACGGTCAACGTCAACCTGGACGACGCGAACTCGACCTACATGGAGTTCATCGACACGGTGATCAAGACCCGTCGCTACTACAAGGGCTCCGGCAACCCGACGATGTTTACCACCGAGGTGCACATTGCCGAGATGCTGACCCTGCGCGACGCCGTCGGTCGTCGGGTCTACCGGACCCTCGATGAGCTCGCGGCCGAGCTCCGTGTTGCCGCGATCGTTCCGGTCGAGGTTATGGAGTCCGAGCCAGACGTCGTGGCCATCCTGGTCAACCTCCAGGACTACAACATCGGCACCACGAAGGGTGGTGAGATCAGCACGTTCGACGACTTCGACATCGACTTCAACCAGTACAAGTACCTGATGGAGACGCGTCTGAGCGGTGCCCTCACCAAGCTCAAGTCGGCGCTGATCTACAAGAAGGTGGCAGGCACCGACGTTCTTATCTCGGCTGTCAACGCCCCGACTTTCAACTCCAGCACCGGCGTCGTGACCATCGTGGCCACGACCAACGTCACCTACAAGAACAAGCTCACTGGCGCTACCATGAACACCGGTGCGCAGTCGGCCCTCGACCCGGGCGAAAGCGTTACCGTGGTCGCCACGCCGAACGCCGGCTACTACCTGCCCGACAACATCAACGACGAGTGGACGTTCACTCGCGACGACGCCTAGTTCGGAGGTAGTACCCGATGGCAAGGTTTTTTGGCGCGATCGGGTACGGCGTAACTGAGGAGACGGCTCCCGGAGTTCACAAGGAAATCATCACAGAGAAGCCATATTATGGTGATGTGGTGCGTAGTACTCGTGAACTCCGGGAGGGCGAACAGATTAATGACGATATTTCTGTTCAGAACTCCATCAGCATTGTCGCGGATGCTTACGCCAACGAACACATCTTCGCGATGCGCTATATTCGGTGGCAGGGTGTTCTCTGGAAGATTACGAAAGTAGATGTCCAGAGACCTCGACTCGTCTTGAGGCTAGGAGGTGTATGGAATGGGCACAAGGATTCAACTCCAGCAGATTCTGGAGAGCCTAGTCCCTAACGTATATTTTCAGCCCCCAGCGAATCTGGAGATGGCGTATCCGTGCATCGTGTACAAGGTAAACAACGTACGCACGGAATTCGCGAACAACGCACCGTACCTCCTAACAACTCGATATTTGGTGACTGTGATCGATGAGGACCCAGACAGCCTTATTCCGAAAGCAGTCGCCTTGTTGCCTATGTGCCTATTCGATAGGGCATATGTGGCGAAAAACCTCAACCACTCCGTCTTCAACCTCTACTTCTGAAGGGAAGTACAGTGGCTCAACTCGTCTGGGACACCATCGGCCAGCGTTTCTACGAGACCGGCGTCGATCACGGTGTTCTCTACCTGCCCAACCCGGGCGGAGACTACGACACCGGTTTCGCATGGAACGGTCTCGTATCGGTCACCGAAGCTCCGACCGGCGCCGAGCCAACGGCGACATACGCCGACAACATCAAGTACCTCAACCTGCTCTCCATCGAGGAGTTCGGGTGCACCATCGAGGCCTACACCTATCCGGACGAGTTCGCTCAGTGCGACGGTTCGGCGGAGCTCGAGCCCGGTGTACACATCGGTCAGCAGACCAGGAAGCTCTTCGGTCTGTCCTACCGAACCAAGATCGGTACCGACCTCGACTCGGAGCACGGCTACAAGCTGCACCTGGTCTGGAACGCTCTGGCGGCTCCGTCGGAGAAGGCCTACAACACGATCAATGAGACGCCCGAGCCGGTGACGTTCAGCTGGGAGGTCACCACGACTCCGATCGCTGTCAACGGCGCCAAGCCGACCGCCAGCATGACGATCGACTCGAGGAAGGTCGACCCGACAGCACTGTCGACACTGGAGTCGATCCTCTACGGCTCGGTCGGCGTCGATCCTCGCCTGCCCACGCCGGACGAGGTTCGGGCCATCTTCGCCAATGCTGTCACTGAGGTGACTCCTCTGGCCCCGTTCTACGTTCCGGAGACCGAGACGATCCAGCTTCCAACGGTCACCGGAGTCGTCTACCGGGTCAATGGTGTCGTGGAGACGGGCGACGTGGTCATCACGGGTCCGACACTCGTCACTGCCACGCCGGCCGTTGGGTACAAGTTCCCCGACGTGGTCGACGACGACTGGGTCTACAACCTCACTACTCTGGCCACGCCGGCCGATCCCACCTACGACTCGGGAAGCGACATCATCACCATCCCGGCGGTCACCGGCGTTGTCTACAAGATCGACGGCAACATCGTGGCCGCTGGCCCGTTCGGTCCGATCTCGGACGACACGACCGTCATCGCCGTGCCCGAGGCGGGATACGCTTTCCCGACGACTGCTCAGGACGTCTGGGAGTTCACCTTCGTCTAGACCAACCCCTCGAGACAGAAAGGAGACCAGAGAATGCTCCGGCTTAGTGTTCCACTTATCGAAGGCTTCGATGAAGCAACCGGCGAGTTTGTTGTTATCAAGTCTTTTGACTTGGAGCTAGAGCATTCTCTGGTCTCACTGTCAAAATGGGAGTCGCGGTACCAAAAACCCTTCTTGAGTCGAACCGATAAGACCTCTGAGGAAACCTTAGGGTACATTCAGGCCATGGTTTTGACTCCGGAGGTTCCCCCAGAAATCTTTAATCACCTCTCTCGAGACAACCTAAAAGCGATTAATGAATACATAAATGCTAAAATGACTGCGACGACGTTTCGAGAGGTTCAACAACAAAAACCTAATCGTGATGTCATCACGGCCGAAGTCATTTACTACTGGATGACCGCGATGAACATTCCTCTAGCATGCGAGAACTGGCATCTAAATCGTCTTTTAACGCTTATTAAGGTCAGTAGTAACAAGAATGCTCCATCTAAGAAGATGGGCAAACGAGAAATCATGCAGCGAAATCGTGAACTGAACGCCCAACGACGCGCTGCCCTTGGTACAACAGGCTGAGAGGAGGGATAATGGCTCGTCTCACGTGGGATTCTATAGATTCCCGTCTCTTTGAAACTGGTGTTGACCGGGGAGTACTTTACGTCGAAGATCTTCCAGGTGTTTCCTGGTCAGGTCTAATTTCTGTCGAGGAAAATTCCTCCGGGGGAGAACCCAAAGCTTATTATCAAGATGGAGAAATCTATCTAACAGTTTTTTCAAAGGAAAAATTGAATGTGACAATCGAGGCTTATACTTATCCCGATGAATTTATGCCTTGTGATGGAACTCAAGTTTCTTTTGGTGGTATCCATATCACGCAACAAAGACGTAAGTCTTTTGGGCTTAGTTATCGAACTTCTGTAGGCGGTGGTCTTTCTGGCTTAGAGAAAGGCTATAAGATTCATTTAGTCTATGGATGTTTGGCTAACCCATCTAGAAGATTCTACCAATCGTTACGACAAGAAGTGGAACCTTCTATATTTTCATGGTCATGCACAACAACACCAAAACACGTCGGTAATGGCATGGCTCCTTCTGCGCACGTTATTATAGATTCACGAAAGATTAGTGCGAATGATTTACGAATGCTTGAAGACATTCTTTATGGCACAATTGAATCTCTTCCGCGCCTTCCTTCCCCTGAGGAACTAATAGATTTGTTCTCTACCAGTCCTGGAGATGTATTTATTGTGCAATTTAATCCAGACACTGGTCTATCTACACTCATTCCTGCTTTGGAAGGCGACGTATTTGCCGAGCCTGAAGCAGGGGAGTTTAGTGTTTCTTTGACAAGTCGTCTTACAGGTGGTGCTGAAGACGGCACCTATGAATGGGAGGGATGATGGCTTACAATACCATACCAGGAATTGACGAACTAAACCAGTTCCCTGAACCAGTAAGAGAAGGAATTGCTTCTGCGCCAGAGCTAGAAAACAAGTATGCTCACTTGGTAGAAGGCGTTCTTGTTATTGGGGGAACTCCTGTCAATATTCCTGGCGAACCAGCTGGTCTAGATACTGTAGGCTGGTTACAAGCAGTCTTTATCGAGTCGGGCGGAGTCATTCCTCCTGGCACACCTCCCTATACTCTAGTCATTGAGATGGACACCTAATGGCTACGCTTAGGGATTTTACAATTCTGGAGATTGAAGGCTTTATAAATGCTTCAACTTCTCCGCCGTCAATAACAACACCCGATATAGAAGAAGGCGATCTACTACTTGTCGCCTGCTTTTGGGCCCAAGGAACCGGCAGTCAAACGCCATTTACTCCCGATAACATGATTCGTATAAATGATATGGGTACTAGTGCGAATCGTCAAGGAGCTATATTTGCCGCTATAGTTTCTGACCCTGCAGATTTCGTTGCTGGAATTGAGCTTAGGTCGGGCGCATCATCTACTCGTGTTGCAGCAGTTGCGTGGTCATATCAACCAGAAGGTCATGAGACATTCACTCTCGAAGGTTTGGACGTGACAGGGCCTTCTTGGGAAGATTCTTCTATGGCATCAGATTTATTCCCTGGTGGTGTCGTAGGGGATATTATTATTGGTGTCTCGATGACAAACAAGTCCGCAAGTACAACATATACAGTTCATTCTGGCGATGGTTCTCAGATAGGTCAGGCAAGATCTCTTGGGGGCCCGCCTCCAGGTTCTGTTGCTGATTCCACTGTTTCTGTCTGGACTGGTGGTACTGGCGTAACTTTCAATACAAACCAAGCTAATGGACAAACTTATAGTATTGGAATCACCGTTTCGACGGGCGTTCCTGTAACTACTGGTGATGGATCATCCGCGCATGCTACATATTTAGATGCTTTGTCTGTTCGCTCTACGCCTAAAAGCATTAGAACCTATTACCCAGGTTTCCCAACCATATCTGCTATGGATTTGGTCCCAGGGGCTACATGGGCGCACCGAGGGGGTTCTATCGTATGGCCGGAGATGAGCGAGTATGCATATGATCGTTCTGCTATGCGAGGATACGGCGCCTTAGAATTCTCCGCTAGACGTACAAGTGATGGTGTTTGGTTTGGGCTACACGATACGAGTTTAGCCAGGACCAGCCAAGATAGTGGACTAACTAACAATGTCATTAACATGACTTGGGCGGAAGTTCAAGCAGAACTAAATTCTCTTAATTCTGCCGGTATACCAAGGCCATATTATTTGCTAGATGACTTTCTAGCAAAGTATAAGCATCACGTTCTTCTTGTGGATAATAAATCTGGAGCTTTTAATCTATCTGAATTTATACCTAAACTCCTAGGCGTTCCGGATGCTTTAAACCGCATAATTATTAAAATTGATGGCGTTCTGGTACTTAACCGATATTTGGAAGCTAAAAACAATGGCTTTCAAGTTGCGGGATACTGGTACCCAGATAACTATCTAACTCATCTGCCCGATAGAGCGCCTTACACAGATTATATCGGAATGCAATACGACGCTTCTGAAACTATATGGAACGATATATTAGCATACGGTAAGAAGACTTGGGCGCATGTTTGCCCTGATCAGAGCGCTTATGATCTAAGTATTCTTAGAGGAGCTGATTTTGTTCAATGTTCAGGGGTAGATGTCATTAGCCCAGTTCGATAAGACAGGAGGTTCTAATGTTCTTGCAGTCTTCGGGGACATTCAGGAACACAGAAACCTTCTTAAGAAAAATGTTAAGAGTCGATTCAGAAATTATGTCGGCTCTTCATAGAGGTGGTATGAAGGGTGTTCTTGCTTTGCGTTTGGCAACACCTGTCGAATCTGGGCGCGCTGCGGCATCATGGGATTACGAGATAACTAAACGTCGCGGTGTCTATATTTTAACTTGGACGAACTCCGATATCGAAGATGGTTTTCCTGTTGCGATCATGTTGCAATACGGATACGGAACTGGAAACGGAGGTTACGTCCAAGGTATTGACTACATCAATCCAGCCTTAAGACCTATATTTGACGAGATTAGTGCCGAGTTGTGGAAGGTGGTGACCTCCTCATGACTTCAATTGAAGAGCGCGTTGTTAGTATGAAGTTCGATAATGGGCAATTCGAAGCATCAGCTAAAACAACGCTTGCGACTCTTGAAGCCCTTAACAAGGGGCTAAAGATGGAGGGAGCCACTAAGGGTCTTGGCGATCTCCACAAAGCTGGTCAGAATGTACAGTTAGGTCATATTGCCACTGCTGTTGATAATATAGCATCTCGCTTCCATGCTATGTCGGCGGTAGCTCTTACTGCACTTGCCACTATTACGCACAAAGCGGTTGAGGCTGGTCTATCAATCACAAGGTCTCTGACAATCGATCCGCTCAAGACTGGTTTCTCCGAGTACGAAACTAATCTGAACTCAATTCAAACCATCCTTGCAAATACGCAAGCAGCGGGCACTACTCTTGATCAAGTGAATGCGGCCCTTGCTGAGTTGAACCTATATTCAGACCAGACCATCTATAACTTCGCTGAGATGGCGAGAAACATCGGTACCTTCACGGCTGCTGGTGTTGCTCTTGAGCCCGCGACCGCAGCGATCAAAGGTATTGCCAACCTGGCCGCCCTTTCGGGCTCAAACTCTCAGCAGGCCGCCACGGCCATGTACCAGCTTTCGCAAGCTCTATCTACGGGCACAGTTCGTTTGATGGACTGGAACTCGGTTGTTAACGCTGGTATGGGTGGTACGGTCTTCCAGCGAGCTCTGGCTCAGACCGCTGTAGTAATGGGTACTCTGAACGAGGAGGCAGTCACGCTTGACGGAGCGATGCAGACCGTCAAGATCAGTGGCGATTCGTTCCGAAATTCCCTCGAGCAAGGCTGGCTTACAGCAGATGTTCTGTCTACGACTTTGGCGCAGTTCACCGGAGACCTTACCGACGCTGAACTCGCTGCCTTAGGATTTAGTCAGACTCAAATCGAAGCCATTCAAAAACAGGCGCAAGTAGCTAGAGCAGCTGCTACCGAAGTAAAGACCATGACTCAGCTTCTAGGCGCTTTGCGGGAATCCGCAGGCTCTGGTTGGGCTCAGACATGGCAAATCATATTTGGTAACTTTGAAGAGGCAAAAGAGCTATGGTCCGGTGTTTATGCTGTACTCGATGGTATAATTGGTAACGCCTCTCGAGCCAGAAACGAACTTCTTGCTGAGTGGAAAGAACTTGGTGGTCGGGACAATCTGTTTGCTGGTATTGCAAACGTTTTCGAAGCATTTTCGGCGGTTCTTAAGCCTATAACCGATGCTTTCCAAGAGATATTTCCCCCAGCAACAGCAGAGCAACTAGTTGCTTTGTCGCAAAGCTTTGAGGAATTTACCGAAAAGTTGATGCCTAGCCGAGAGGTATTGGAACAGATTGGCCGGATTGCTTCTGGCGTATTCTCAGTTCTCGGCATTGGATGGGATATTCTTCAACAAGTTGGACGCGTTCTTGGCGATCTACTCGGACTTATATTTGAGGGCTCCGGAGGCTTTCTGGAGTTTGCTGCCTCAATCGGCGATTTCCTCACGGAACTACGAGTAGCAATCAACGAAGGCGACGGTTTCGTCAGAGTCTTCGATAACATCGGCAGAATTCTCGCCGTGCCCGTTGAGATGCTCAAGATATTCGGCGAGGCGCTCGAGGATGTCTTCGGTGGGGTAGATACCGAATCCGCCGCGGAAGGGCTAGTAGCTTTCGCCGATGGTATCAATCCTCTCGGAGGAATGGCCGATTTCATCGTCAATGCATGGGGCAAAGTCCTCTCGTTGTTCGACGAGATCTGGCAGGCTATGTCGCCGTTGGCGGACAAGTTCTCGGAGTGGTTCGGAAAGATCAGTGACGCTGTTGGCGGCCTAGACTTCGAATCTCTCCTCAATCTGATCAACACTGGAACCTTCGCTGCGCTTGTGGTGGTCATTCGTAACTCGCTTGGTCGTGGCGGTATATCCGGCGTGATTGACGAGTTCACAGACGCACTCGGCGCTATGCAGTTTGCTTTGAACGCAGCTGCTATTCTTCAGATTGCTATCGCAATCGGTATTCTGGCTGCTTCAGCCGTTGCTTTGTCGACAGTAAACTCTGAGCAATTGGCAGCCTCTTTGTCTGCTATGGCGATCATGTTCACCCAGCTTCTGGCAGCAACAGCCATCATGGCTCGAATGCCAAACGTGAACGTTGTCAAGATGTATGCCACTGCCGCTGCACTGACTGTGCTGGCCATTGCGGTGAATCTTCTTGCTATCGCCGTTAAGCAGCTTTCGGACCTTAGTTGGGAGGAGCTTCTTAAGGGTCTCGTCGGTACGACGGTACTTCTAGGAGCTCTGGTTGCTGCGGCTAACTTCATGCCCGACAGCGCAAGAATGATATCTACGGGTATCGGCCTTACCATTCTCGCGGCAGGCATCCTTATTCTTGTTCAAGCCGTTCAGGGTCTTTCCGGCCTAAGCTGGGAAGAAATGGCTCGAGGCTTGACTGGTGTTGGTGCCCTACTAGCAGCGCTAACTCTATTTACAAGATTCGCCCAAGCTAACGCTACGGGCGTCCTCGCCGGCGCAGGGATCGTGCTGCTTGCGACAGGAATCAAGATCCTCGCTAGTGCCATAATCGACCTCTCAGGAGTATCTTGGGAGAACATAGGTAAGGGCGTTGCTACTCTAGCTGCCAGTTTGGCCTTGATTACGGCCGCGCTAATGCTTATTCCGCCCACAGCGCCTCTTTCTGCTGCTGCCGTAGCAATCGTGGCAGCTAGTATCTTGATTCTTGCCCAAGCCATCGAACAAATCTCAGGTATATCTTGGGAGAACTTCGGTAAGGGTATGGCAGTTATTGGGGGGAGCCTTCTCCTGATAACAGCTGCGCTCGTCGTTCTTTCAAACTTCGCACCAACAGCAATCGCTTCGGCGGCTGCTATATTTGTCGTAGCTCTAGCCGTCAAGATCCTTGCTGAAGCCATCGCTGAGATGGGCGGAATGTCATGGGACGAGATAATTAGAGGACTAGTCGCTCTCGCCGGGACTATGCTAATCATTGTCGTGGCTTTGAACGCCATGCAAGCAAGCATAGCTGGCGCAGCAGCTCTGCTCATCGTATCTGCGGCACTCGTTGTTCTGTCGGCAGTTTTAAAGACTCTAGGCGGAATGACTTGGGACGAGATCGTGAGAGGCCTCGTTGCCTTGGCAGCAGCTTTCACAATTATTGGTCTAGCAGCGCTGCTTCTTCAGCCGGTTATTCCGGCAATGATCGGTCTCGGCTTGGCTATCGCTCTCATCGGCGCAGGTTTGGCTCTCGCCGGTGCTGGCGTATTCCTGTTCGCAGCAGGTCTTACGGCTCTGAGTGTTGCTGGAGCCGCGGGCGCAGCGGCAATCGTCGCTATCCTGAGTGCCGTGATCGGTCTTATTCCGACAATCGTTGAGCAGATCGGTGTCGGAATCCTGATTCTACTCGATATTCTGATTGAGGCAGTCCCAAAGATCGTCACGCTAATCATCGATCTGCTCTTGCAACTTATTCAGGGTTTGGATCAACTACTTCCAGCCCTAGGGGAGCTAATCCTCAAGCTCATTGCTCTGATCCTCACTATTCTTGTCGAAGCCATACCCGATATTCAGCAGGCAGGTATCGACGTCCTGCTTGCCCTACTACGAGGTATTCGCGACAACATCGGCAAAGTAGTCGATTTGGTAGGCGATATTATTCAGGAATTCCTTCGTGCTCTAGGCAAAGAGATTCCTGAGATTGTAGACGCTGGTTTCGACATGCTTATATCCTTCATGGAAGGGATTACCAAGGCTGTCGAAGACAACGCCGAGGAGATGGGCGAAGCCGGAGCTGACATGGCCTGGGCCATCATCGAAGGTGTTGTTCGAGGCCTAGGGAGTTTCGGTTGGAGAATCCGAGACAAGCTTCTTGGGCTTGCTAAAGATGCTTGGAGTGCCGCACTTGATTTTCTAGGCATTAACTCACCTTCAACGGAAGCAATATGGGCAAGCGAAATGCTTGGCGCCGGACTTGTAATCGGTCTTGAGCGATCTTCAAAGATTGTTGATAGAGCAGCAGAAGGTGTGGCTGAGAGTGCTCTTGACAGTCTGAGAAGTTCTCTGTCAAAGATCCAAGATCTTACGATGTCCAACATAAATTTGTCGCCCACAATCACTCCAGTCTTAGACCTATCGGATGTTCGTAATAGAGCGAACGAATTAGCTGGATTATTGTCTACGACACCTATCTCTGTAGACACATCATATTTCGCAGCAAGAGCAGCTGAGATTGGATACCAGCAAGCTCGAGAAGACATGGCGTCTGAAGTTGGTCCGACAGAGAGTAACACTTATACTTTCAATCAGTATAATACTTCGCCTAGAGCTTTGTCTACGGCGGATATTTACAGACAAACTAAGAACCAAATCTCGACAGCTAGGGGGGTGTTACCGTGATTGAACAAATTGAAGTCAGATCAGCCTTAGGGCAGATGATGCCGTTAGTCTTAGGAACCATTGACGATGGGCTGATTATTGAGGGCATAGATGGTTTGAACCCGGTAAAAGCTACCCTAGTCTCTTCGTCGTTCGCATCCATGGATGGCGCGCAGTTTCAATCTAGTCGGAGAGAGGCCCGAAACATTTTACTTCATTTGGGCCTCGATCCAGACTATATAACAACTTCAGTTCGAAATGTAAGAACCGAACTTTACAAATTCTTTATGCCTAAGTCGAACGTGAGTCTTCGATTTTTCCTAAGCGATGGTCTTGTCGCCGATATTTCGGGACGAGTTGAATCGTTCGAATCCGACTTCTTTACAC